ATTGGGAAGATTTTCCCTGAAAATGGAAGCGTTCGGCATTATGAGTGAGCCTCTGGGCGACTCTGGGAGCGATTCGAAGGAACTAGCCCGACTTAGGGACGAATCGGCTTACCGAGGTGTGCCAAACCCTCGAATCCACACAAAACTGACCGATTACCCATCTCACGGCGAGGCTATGATCCGATTTTGCGAGGAAATAGGTTACGAACTGCTCCCTTGGCAACAATGGCTAGCCCATCACTCACTGAAATACAAACCCGACGGCCGATGGGCTCATCCAATAGTGTGTTTATTAGTCGGCCGCCAAAACGGCAAATCTACTTTTATGGCTCTCAATATCTTGTTTAGAATCTACGTTCTGAAGGAGAAATTACAAGTCCATACGGCGCACAAACTGACCACTTCAGCCGAATTGTTTTACAAGATATATGGGATTATTGAACAGAGTCCCAGATTAGCCGCTGAGTTTACTAAGAAGCTGGAAAGTAAGGGATTTCAAGAGCTTCAGTTCACCGAGGGTCGCAGATACATAGTCCGAGCCAATAACTCAGCCGGTCGAGGTATCGCCGCCCCAAATTGCGTTCATATGGACGAGGTAAGAGACTTCAAAGATGATGACGTCTGGTCTGCCTTGCGTTATACCCAAATGGCCAGCCCAAATCCGCAAACGTTTATTTACACTTCAGCTGGAGATCAACATTCGATAGTTTTGAATCGACTTAGGGAACGAGCTTTAGCGGCAATTCACGGAGCCCCTGACGATATTGGATGGTTCGAGTATTCAGCCCCTCAAGGAATCAAGTTCGACAATTCGCCCGACTTCTGGTTAGGCGTCTCACAAGCCAATCCGTCACTCGGTCACACAATTCACCCAGACAATATTCGGGCGGTACTAAATGACCCTGAAGACATTGTCCGCACGGAGGTATTGACCCAGTGGGTGGACACAATAAATCCCGTTATCAATGCCTCCCAATGGAACGCTTGTAAAGTTGAGGGACTTCGACTCAACCCTGAGGCCGATACTTGGCTCGCTATCGATCTCAGCCCTGACCGCAAACAAGCCGCGCTAGTTGCCAGCCAGAAACTTGAGGGCGACCAATTCCAAGTCATCCTTCTTCAGACTTGGCACAATCCTCAGAACTTGGACGATAAAGCCTTGGCTAACGACCTAGCCGAATGGTTCAGAAAGTACCCAGTCCAACTTGTGGCTTACTCAGCCCGAACAGCGTCAGCGGTCGCGGCTAGATTGGCTCCGGCTGGAATTAGGACTGAGCCCATCGATGGTCTAGATTACGCGCAAAGCTGTGACGAACTCCTAGGTGCTATTTCATCTCAGCGGTTAGCCCACTCGGGACAGGACGAGCTGACCAAACAATGCCTCTCCGCCGTCAAACTACCATTCGGTGATGGCGGTTGGGTAATGGGTCGGAAAGTTAGTAACGCGGTCATCTGTGGAGCTATTGCTTCCGCGATGGCGACTCACTTCGCCACTAAGTCCAATGATGGCGTCGATATTGTGATTATGTAACACACTCGCCTTACAATATTAGTCAAATGGGCGCATTTAGAGATTTCTTCTTTCCAGAAGTAAAAGCGGCGAAAACAGTTGATGTAACTGCCGCGCTAACTCCGGTTCAGATTCAGGATCAGATTTACAATATCCTCGGCGGAGCCACAAATACGACAAGAGCTCTTGCGATGAGCGTTCCTTCCGTCGCTCGCGCTAGAAATATTATCTGCGGAACTATCGGCTCATTACCTCTCACAACTTTCAACCGCATCACCGGTCAATATGTCGATCCTCACCGCGTTATCAATCAGCCTGACCCTCGCGTAGCTGGATTTGTTATCTATAACTGGCTTGCTGAAGATATTTGGCTTTATGGTGTCGGTTACGGCCAAGTTCTTGATATGTATTCATCAACTGACGGCGGTCGCGTTAGAGCTTGGACTCGCGTAAGTCCAGACCGCGTCACAGTCGATACTAATTCCAACAATACCGAAATCACCGGCTATCGAGTTGATGGTTCTCCGGTTCCTATCAATGGAGTCGGCTCAATCATTCGCTTTGATGGCCCAGATGAAGGATTACTTCACAGAGCTGGTAAAACAATTACCGCGGCGGTGTTTCTAGAAAACGCGGCTGTCAATTACGCAAAAGAGCCAGCCCCTTCAATGATTTTGAAATCTAATGGCACAAACCTAACCGCCGAAAGAGTTTCTTCACTTCTATCTGCTTGGAAGACTGCTCGTCAAACCCGCTCAACTGCTTTTCTCAATGCTGACGTTGATTTGAAAGAGTTTGGTTTCGATCCTAAGTCGCTTCAGCTCGCAGAGGCTAGACAATACGTCGCCCTCGAATTGGCTCGCGCTTGCGGAATCCCAGCTTACTTCTTGAGCGCAGAGACGACTTCTATGACTTACTCCAATGCTGTGTCTGAACGGCGATCACTTGTAGATTTCTCTCTGCGCCCAATTTTGAAAGCGATTGAAGAGAGGCTTTCATTACCGGACTTCGTACCGAATCCAGTAATGACTCGATTCGCACTTGACGATTTCCTTCGCGGTAACGCGTTAGAACGCGCTCAGGTTTATGAAATCCTAAACCGCATCGGTGCGATGAGCGTCGAACAGATTCAACGAGAGGAAGACCTGATACCTAATGAAAATTAGTATGCCAATGACTGTCACCGCCGCTGACACAGTAAAGCGCACAATCAGCGGAACTATTGTGACTTGGAACGAACAGGGCAACACTTCAGTCGGCCCAACTGTGTTCGCTAAAGATTCAATCGATATGAAGAATGTGAAATTATTGCTTGAGCACGACAGAACAAGACCGATAGGACGCCTCGCCGAGTACGAAGTGACTGATTCAGGAATTACGGCCCGGTTCGTTTTAGCTAAAACTTTTGCGGCGGATGATGCTTTGGAAGAGGCCGCAACTGGATTACGCGATGGCTTTAGTGTCGGTGCGCAAATAAATGAATGGACTAATATAAGAGGCGTTATGAACATTACATCGGCAACACTCGATGAGGTCAGCCTTGTCACAGATCCAGCAATCGATTCAGCAAGAGTCGCTGAAGTTATTGCCGCTTCAGAAAATGAAGCACCTAAAGAAGATTCTGCTCCGGCAACCGCTGACGCAGACAAACCAACCGAAGGAGACCAAGTGTCAGACACTACCGCTCCAGTTCCTGCCGTCGAAGAAGCGGTAGAAGCTGCTAAGGTCGAGACAGTTGCGGCATCACGCCCAGCTTTCTATACCGCCCCTCGCCTCGAGTTCACAAAGGCGAAGTACCTAGAGAACAGCATCCGCGCCGCACTCGGCGACGATGACGCACGTTCTTACCTCCGCGCCGCTGATAACACAACAGACAACGCTGGATTCATCCCAACTCCACAAAGCACAACCCTCATCAATGGCGTATCCAATGGCGATCGCGGATTCATCGATGCTCTTTCTCGCGAAACCCTAGCGGCTTCCGGAATGACTTTCGAATTGCCTCGCATCAACACCGCGCCAACTGTGGCATTGACAAACGAAGAAGGCGCACCTTCTGAGACAGATATGGGAACAGCTTATATTTCTGTTGATGTAAAGAAGTTCGCTGGTCAGCAGACTGTATCCGTCGAACTAATCGACCGCAGTTCCCCAGCCTTCTTTGCTGAACTCGTCCGTCAAATGGAGTTCGCATACGCAAAGGCAACTGATGCTTACGCAGTAACTCGCGCATCCGCAACCGCAACAGCATCAACCGCTAAGGCTGGCGCAACAGCGGCTAACTACCTTGCTTTCTTTGCTAACGCGGCAAAGAACGTCTATACCGGCTCACTTGGCTTTGCTCGCAACGTCGTAGTGTCCCCAGATGTATGGGCTGAAATTATGGGATTGAACGACAATGGTCGCCCAATCTATATCGCTTCAAACCCATCCAACGCAGGTGGCGCACTTTCACCGCTTTCAGTTCGCGGCAACGTCGCAGGTCTCGACCTCTACGTTTCTCGCTCACTCTCTGGAACTGGCGACGGATCAATCTACGTCATCAACCCAGACGCTCTCACATTCTACGAAAGCCCACGTCTGACACTCCAGACCAACGTAATCGCAAGCGGCCAAATCTCCGTAATGTATTACGGCTATGCGGCAGTAGCTCCAAAGCTTCCTGGTGGCTACACATCGAACGACAACGCTTAGTAATACTCAATAGTCTGAGCCAGTCCGCTCCCGAGCTGGCTTAGACCCCTAGATCGAAAGGACGGCGAGATGCCAACGATAGTCACGGCCACAGAGCTAAGAACAATCCTTGGCGTCTCGTCATCCCTCTATTCAGATGCTTACCTAAACGACATTATCGACACTTCGGAGAACTTGATTCTCCCAATGCTTGTCACTTTTCAAAGCAAAATCAATAAAGTAAAACTAGAAAATAACGTCGCTTATTTTGAGACCGCGACTATTCACGAGTTTACTCAAGGCCAATCAGTCGTCATTACTGGATGCGGTTCGCCATTCAACGGAACTCACACAGTAACCGACGACGAAATCACCGACTATGTATTTACCGCCGCAATCACAAATGCTGACATACTGGAAAAGAACATTATCCCAGCAGGAAACGCTGCTCTCTCTGGCCTCTCAACCTATGTCGCAAACCCTAATGTCGAATCTGCTGTATTGGCTATCTCTGTCGAAATCTTCCAAGCTCGCACAGCCTCCGGCGGATCAATCGAGGGAATCGATTTCGCAGTAACGCCTTATCGCCTATCTAAGAATCTTCTCGCCAAAGTAACTGGTCTTCTTGGCCCTTATCTCGACGTCGAAGCGATGGTTGGATAATGCCAGCCAGCACTATTCTTTCTTCTATCCGGACACCGCTGGCCACCGCGCTCGGGTCGGTATCTGCGAACGTCTATTCCTACGTTCCAGAGGCGGTTCAAGTGCCAGCGGTTATTCTTGTTCCAGACTCGCCTTACTTGGAACTCAACACAATCAATGACTCAACAATTCACGCGAAAATCAATATGACTATCACTTGCGGAGTCGCCTATCTTTCTAATCCTGCTTCTCTCGATAATCTCGAGCAACTCATCATCTCAGTTTTGGCAGTTATACCGGACGGCTACACAGTCGGCCCAGTCGAACGGCCTTCGGTTACGCAAGTGGGCGCGGTCAATTTATTGGTCGCAGATATTCGCGTTTCCACCTATTACACACAGACAAACTAAGGAGAAATAAGTGGCAACCACAGTCATCACCGGTCGCGACATTTCGCTATCTTTCACAGGTGGAACAGATATCGAAGCTCAAGCAACCAACGCTGTATTGACCAAGACATTCGTCCGCGAGACTTATCAAACACTCGATGGCGAAGCGTATAAGGTCGTCAATGTCGAAGGAACTTTCCAGCTCGATATGCTCGCCGACTGGGGCAAGACTTCCTCAGTATGCGAAGCACTTTGGACAGCTTGCGACACAAACCCAAACTCAGAAATCAGCATTACACTTACCGCCGCATCAGGCGCACAATTCGTCTTCCCAGTCTTGCCAGAGTACCCAACCGCTGGCGGATCTGGAATCGATGCTCAGACTGTCTCCTATACCTTCAAGGTAGCAAGAGGCGAAGTCACAGAGACATTTAGCTAAGAGATAGGAATCGGGAGCAATGAAATTATCAATCACAATCAAATACAGTAACGGCGAGGAAGTCACTTACAACGCTGGGCTCCCTGAATGGGCCAAGTGGGAACGAAAGACTGGCAAGTCGATTTATTCAATGAAGGATATTTCGGCGTATCAGCAAGCGGACTTTCTAGATTTGGCTTATTTCGCTTACAAGCGAGAAGCGGCAGGAAAGCCGACTAAGTCCCAAGAAATCTGGGAGTTATCGGTTGAAGAAATGACGATTGGAGATGAAAGCCCAAAAGCTACGAGTCCGGAAGCATAAATCGACTTATCGTTGAGATAGCGATAGCAACCGGAATCCCGATGAGCGAATGGACTGACATCAACCAAGTCCTAACGGCGATTGAGATACTAAAGGAGCGGAGCGGTGGTAGATGAGCCAATATCCTATGACCGGCGCGAACTTAGGTCAGTCATTGCCGCTTTCAAAGCGATGGACGATGAAGCTGTTGATGCGGCTAAACGCGAGAGCTACGCGTTGGCTCAGTACGCCGCCAATGAAGTCAAAGCCTACGGAGTCACTAGAACTTTCGGACAAGCCGTTGTCGATCGCATTACAAGTGGGGTTAGGGTTTCGAAATCCTCGAAGGTTGGCGACTTCTCTTACGGATTCGCGACTCAACGTTTTTCGGGTGGAGGAACGACTCGCGACCTCTGGGCAGGTTATGAGTTCGGATCTAATCGCTATCGTCAGTTCCCTCGACGCACTCCCCGACAAGGTCGAGGAAATAGTGGCTATTTCATCTATCCAGCACTTCGTAAGATACAGCCTGAACTGATTCGCAAATGGGAAGAAGCGTTCTCAAAGATTTTGAAAGAGTGGGATAAATAATGGCCGGAAGTAGAACTCTCAAGCTCTCCATACTTGCGGACGTTGATAATCTCAAGAAGGAACTCGACAAAGGCTCGAAAGAGGTCGAGGGCTTCGGTGGTAAGTTAGAAAAGTTTAGCGCGGCCGCCAAAGCCGCATTTGCCGCTGCCGCTGCTGCCGCCGCCGCCTACGCGGTCAAGTTGGCAGTCGATGGAGTCAAGGCCGCTATTGAAGACGAGGCCGCTCAGAAGCGTCTAGAAACAGCTCTCAAGAGCGTCACAGATGCGACTGATGCTCAAGTCAAAGCAGTCGAGGCGCAAATCCTCAAGACATCACTAGCTACTGGAGTAGCCGACGATAAACTTCGTCCAGCGTTCCAGCGTTTAGCAATCGCCACAGGTGATCTCACAAAGTCCCAAGAATTACTACAACTAGCCTTAGATATTTCTGCCTCAACTGGTAAAGATGTCGAGACTGTTTCTAATGCTTTAGGTAAAGCCTATGAGGGCAATACTGGAGCCCTTACTCGTTTAGGTATTGGTCTATCAGCCGCCGAAATAAAGACTCTCGGTCTTGAAGGCGCAATTAGCACACTTAGCGCAACTTTCGGAGGCGCGGCCGCTGAACAAGCTGAAACCTTCGAGGGCAAGATGGCAAGAGTACGAGTCGCTTTCGATGAAGCAAAAGAATCACTAGGAGCGGCCCTTCTTCCACTTATTGAACGATTCTTTACATTCATCACCGAAACCGCAATTCCTAAGCTTCAAGAGTTCAAAGAAGCCGCTATCGATCCAGTCATCAAAGCCTTCAAAGATAACAAGGCGGCAATCGAGGGACTTTACAATTTCGCCAAAGACGTTCTTGTTCCATTCTTAGGCATTACTCTGGGCAACGCTCTCAAGGGTCTAGCCTCAGTCGCTTCATTTATTGTCAGCGCAGTCTCAGCAGCTCTCAGAGCCCTTGAGCCAATTATCAACGCGGCTATTTCTGGTCTCAACGCAATTATCAAATTGAAAAATCTTCTTACTGGTGGCCCTGATACTCCGACCATTGGCAAGATTAGTTTCTCAGGTGCTTCTTCAAGCGGCGGTAATACTGTACCGACTGGCTCACTCCCTAGCGGTTTCAAGCCAGCAGGAACGACAACCACTACCACAGGCACAGTCACAACCACGACGACGACGACGGCAACAGTCCCCACAACAACTGTCCCATCAATTACTCAATTAGACCTCCCAAGCGGTAACGCGATTCCTAGCAACTTCAACGTTTCGGGAGTGAGAGCCGCTGACGAAGTTGGCAACATCATCATAAACGTCAATTCGCCCTCCATAGTAGATCGCGAAGGATTTAGCCGAGCGGTCGTCGATGCGTTGAATGAATCCAACTCTCGCAATGGTGGAGGCGGCGGAGGACTTCGCGGAACGGCTCAAGTCCAATGACAGTCTTCAGCCCTGTCTATCGCGTTAGAGTCAATGGTTACACAGTCACAGACGCAACACTCAGCGGTCTAACTGTCACATCTGGCCGCACAGATATTTACTCGCAACCGGTCGCTGGTTATGCCAACATCACACTTATCGAAACGGCTGAAGCATCAATCCCCTATCAAATCAACGATGCTATTAGCGTCGAAGTTCAAGATTCGAACGGCGATTATGTAAGTCTATTCGGTGGCAATCTGACCGATATTAGTGTGACAGTTCGAAGCTCTGGATCTATTGCTCTGAGCCAAGTCGTTCAAATTATCGCGGTCGGCTCTCTGGCTCGTCTGGCTCGAGCTGTCTATACCGGCAACCTACCTCACGAGTTTGATGGTAC